TCTGCGTATGAGGAGCTGGCCAAGCTCAATCCAAGTGCGATTATCGAGCTGTTTGAGCTGCATCTGGACAACACGCTTCATGGCAGCACGGATGTTTACCGTTTTCACGCAGGCGCAAATGCAGATGTGGACGGCAATGTTGTCTTCAACGGCAACACCTACACCCGTATCCCAGTCAAAGCAGACGGCTTCGAGTTCACCAACACTGGTACGTTGCCCCGTCCCACGCTGACGATCAGCAACCTAGACGGCACGATGACCACGCTTTTGCTGCTGGTCAACGCAACCACTGCTGGCAATGATCTTGGTGGAGCGGAAGTCCGCCGGATCCGAACGCTGAAGAAGTTTTTGGACGGTGAATCAACTGCCGACCCAAACGCCAAGTTCCCTGATGAGCGTTGGTATGTGGATCGAAAGGCAAATGAGTCACGGGACAGTGTGACGTTTGAGTTAGCCAGCAAGTTCGACCTTGCGGGTCAGAAGCTGCCAAAACGTCAGATCATCGCCAACGTCTGCCAGTGGGTGTATCGCAGCAGTGAATGCAGCTACACAGGCACTGATTATTACGACGTGAATGGCAATGAAGTTAGTACAGAGGCGGCTGACGTTTGCGGCAAACGAGTCGAAAGCTGCAAGCTGCGGTTTGGCAACACTGCACAGTTGCCATTTGGATCATTTCCTGGAGCCGGATTGGTTAAATGATGAAGTTGACGGCAGCGATGCAGGCTGAGATTCTTCAGCACGCAAAAGATGAGTTCCCGCGTGAAAGCTGTGGCCTGGTTGCCATTGTTAAAGGGCGTCGGCGTTACTTCCCGTGCCAAAATGTCGCTCAAACCCCAGGTGAGCACTTCATTCTTGACGGCTGGAATGAGGTGGAGGACAAAGGCGAGGTGGTTGCTGTTGTCCATAGCCACCCCAAAACCAATCCCGCCCCATCACCGGCTGATCGTGTTGCGTGCGAAAAGTCTGGCCTGCCGTGGTTCATCGTCAATCCAAACACTGAAGGTTGGGGCTACTGCGAACCAGAGGGGTTCGAGCTTCCGTATGTGGGACGTGAGTTTGTGTTCGGTGTGGTGGACTGCTACAGCCTTTGCCGCGACTGGTACGCAAGGGAATGGGGCTTACAGCTCAAGGACTATGACCGACAGGACAAGTTTTGGGAGCGAGGCGAAAATCTGTACTTAGACAACTTTGCTTCTGAAGGGTTTCGCAAGATTCCAGTTGAGGAGTTGCAGCCTGGGGATGCCTTGTTGATGCAGCTGGTTTCGCCCTTACCAAACCATGCTGCGATTTACTTGGGAGACTCCCAGATCTTGCATCACGTGCAAGGAAGGCTGTCGAGCAGGGATGTTTACACCCTTGGCAGCAGTTACTATGGCAAGAGCACTGCTTGCGCCTTGAGGCATGAAAGTCGTTAAGGTTTACGGCGCACTTCGCAAAAAATTGGGTCAATGCCGGTTTGAGTTTGAGGCCGCAACACCAGCTCAAGCGATTAAAGCGTTATGTGTAAATTTTCCTGGCCTTGAGAAATGGTTTATTGATAACGAAAGAGACGGAGTTGGCTATCGAGTAACGATCGGAAAAGAAAAAATTGTTGATGATCCAAGTCCCTTGCTTATGCCTTGGGGTGAGAAAGAAGTGTTTAGTATTACTCCGGTTATTGCTGGTGCAGGCCGTGGCGCTGGAACTATTTTTGCGGGTTTGGGTCTTGTCGCCTTGGCTGTTGTAACTGGTGGAGCTTCGATTGGATTTACTTCAGGTGGTTTTACAGCATTTGCAGCTGGCGGAACAGCAATCCCGTTTGCTGCTGCAACGTTCGGGACCAAGCTGGCCATTGCCGCTGGAACGATTGGCCTTGGTTTGACCTTTATGGGCATTGCCCAGTCAATCTCACCGCAACCCGAAGTACCGGCCTTTGATGAATCCGCCCAGCTCGAATCTTTTAGCTTTTCAAATGTCGTTAATACAGCAAGGCAGGGTTTGCCAGTACCGATAGCGTATGGACGAGTGTTTGTTGGATCGGCAGTTATTTCTAGCGGTACTGACGTTGACGAGGTGACAACATGACACAAGCCAAATACGTTGCTGGTGCAGGTGGCGGCGGCGGTGGTTGCTTTGCTGGCGACACACTCGTTTCTACACCTGAAGGGCAAGTTCGTATTGACGAACTAAAAGAAGGCAATGAAGTAATCAGCTTTGATGACAAGGGCAAAACTCATGTCGCAAAGGTGTTGAAAGTTCATGTTCACGAAAACGAAAAGGTTTATCGATATGGCTTTTGGGGTGATGAGTATGTAGATGCAACGCCAAACCACTGGGTCTTAAACCAATACAACGCATTTGTTGCGATTGGAAGCCTTGGCTTTGATGACTGCCTAATCGATGTCATGGGCCACCTCCGGCCAATGATGAGCCGGGAGGAGCTTGGAACATCCACTGTCTACAACTTGACGGTAGAGCGGCGGCATACCTTTATTGCCAACAATATCCGTGTTCACAATGCTGGCATTGGTCAGCGGATTGTTGGTGCGGGCGGTGGTGGCCGTAAAAGCGGTGGCGGCTCGCATACTCCTACAGAAGCTGACGACACTCTTCAGTCAGTTCAGTATGCCAGTGTTCTTGATCTACTTTGCGAAGGAGAGATTGAAGGCTTAGAGGAAGGTAATAAAAGTATTTTTCTGGAAGATACGCCGATTGAAAACTCTGACGGGACAAATAATTTCAACGATTTTTCAGTAGTTACGCGCCCTGGAACGCAGACACAGACGCACATTCCTGGTGATTTTAAATCCACTCAGTCTGAACAAGCAGTAAACGCTGAAGTGGCCAATGGTAGTCCTGTTACGCGATCTATCACGGATACGGATGTAGATCGAGTTCGTGTCACTTTGACAATACCATCGCTTCGTATTGTTGAAGACGATGGCGATATTGTTGGCCATAAAGTCAGCATTAAAATTCAAGTTCAATACAACGGTGGTGGATTTAACGACGTAATTGAAGACACAATCAAAGGCAAGAGCAGCGCAAGGTATCAGCGTGACTACATGATCACGCTTGACGGGGCTTTCCCTGTTGATATTCGGATGGTGCGTGTAAGTGCTAACGAAACCAGCACACGCCGTGCCAGCTCAACGATTTTTCAAGCGTACACCGAAATTATTGATGAGAAGTTTCGTTATCCCAACACCGCCCTGGTTGGTATGCGGTTTGACTCTAGGCAGTTTGGCAGCGTCCCGTCTCGAAAGTATTTAATCCGAGGGATCAAGGTCAAAATCCCCAGCAACGCAACCGTAGACACCACCACTCATCTGGGACGGATTACATACTCCGGCGTTTGGGACGGAACGTTTTCCGCTGCTACTTGGACAAACGATCCAGCGTGGTGTCTGTACGACTTATTGATCAGCGATCGGTACGGGGCTGGTATTCCAGAAGATACGCTTGACCGCTACGACTTTTTTGCAATCAGTCAATACTGCAACGCGCTTGTAGACGACGGCAAAGGCGGTGAAGAGCCGCGTTTTAGTCTCAACATCCTTATCAACAGCCGTGATGAGGTCTACAACGTTATTCAGCAGCTAACTGCCATTTTCCGCGGCATTGCGTATTACGGCTCTGGATCGTTAGTGCTGCTGCAAGACAAGCCAGCTGACGCCCAGTATTTGCTTGGCCCGTCCAACGTGGTTAATGGAACGTTTTCCTATTCAGGTTCTTCGCAGAAAGCTCGTCACACAGTTGCTGTGGTGGCATGGCAGTCATACGACACCCGTGGTGATCTTGAGTACGAGTATGTAGAGGATCATGATGCTGTTGCCAAGTACGGCATTATCAAAAAGGACATTAAGGCTATTGGTTGTTACAGCCAAGGTCAGGCCCACCGTTTGGGCAAGTGGACGTTGTTGTCAGAGCAGAATCTGACTGAGACTTGTGAGTTTGCAGTTGCGATTGAAAGCGGCATCATCCTTCGTCCAGGGATGGTGGTTGATATTGCCGACCCAATGCGTGGTGGAACGCGCAGAAGTGGACGAGTTAGCTCAGCAACTACAACCGTTATCACGATTGATAGCGATACCGACCTGTCGGTAAATCTTTCAGCAAGCCCGACGCTTTCGGTTTTGCTGCCCACAGGCTTGGTTGAAACCAAAGCAATCTCCAGCATTTCTGGAGCGGACATTACTGTTGACGAAGCTTTTAGCGAAGCACCAAATGCAGCAGCCGTTTATTTAATCGATACCACCGACATTCAGGTCCAAAAGTTCCGTGTGTTGTCGGTAGCCGAGTCCAGTGATGGCGTTTATGGCGTTAGTGCGATTGCATATAATGAATCAATCTATGCAGCTGCTGAAGAAGATGTTGCGCTGACTACGCGAGACATCACTAATCTTTCGGGAACACCTACCGCTCCAGAGGCTCTTACAGGCACCGAGTTCTTGTATCAAGAGGGTCAAACGGTTCATACAGGTTTTGATTTTAGCTGGACTCACGATCGCATTAACACCAATGACTTTTTGGTTAGGTACAGGATAGACAGCGACAACTTTGAGTCGTTAGACACAAATAACCCTTCAATTACGCTTCGAGCATTACGCGCTGGAACGCTGGACGTACAGGTGTCGGCTCGTAACTTTTTAGGTAATCAAAGCACTATCTCAACAGCAACGTTTGAACTCGTCGGCAAGACGGCAGTGCCTGCTGATGTGCAGAACTTGTCGATTGAACCGATTAGCGCCAACAGTGCTCGTCTGCGTTGGGATCAGACCACTGATCTTGACGTGAAGGTCAATGGCCTTGTTCACATCAAGCACAGCAACCTAACTGACGGCACAGCGACCTGGCCTAACTCTGTTGACTTGATCCCTGCTGTTGCGGGCAACTCAACCGAGGCGATTGTGCCGTTGGTAGCCGGTGAGATATTTGCCAAATTTGAAGATGACCTCGGTAACAAGAGCACGAATGCGACTAGCGTCATCATGCAGTTCCCAGACACTCTGGGACGACTTGCGATTGAAACTCGAAGAGAAGATCTCGACAGCCCACCTTTCCAAGGGACACGGACTGACTGCACTTACATCGAAGATCTCGACGCATTGGTCATTGATGGTGATGAAGACTTGGACGATGCGACCGACTTTGATGAGATTGATGATTTTGACAACATGGGTGACGTGTTGGCCTCTGCGGAATATCAATTTGTCAATGCTCTTGATCTAGGCGCACGGTTCTCGCTGGATATTCAGCGCCGGTTTGTTACGCGAGCATTCTTCCCGAATGCCTTGATCGATTCTCGTAGCGCCAACGTAGACGATTGGAGCGATTTTGATGGTGATGATGCTGACGCAGTAAATGCCAAGCTGTACTTCAGAAGCACCAACGACGATCCATCAGGCTCTCCAACCTACGGCGCATGGCAAGAATTTATCTCTGGAACGTTTGAGGCCAGGGCGTTCCAGTTCAAAGCAGAGCTAACCAGCTCCGACACGGGTCAGAACATTTTGGTTGATGAGCTGGGTTACGAGGCAACGTTCCAGCGGCGTCAAGAAAACAGCAACGGCACTATCGCTTCAGGCACCAGCACCAAGAGCGTGACCTTCGATAAGGCGTTCTTCACAGGCACAGCATCGCTTGGTGGAACGAACGCTTATCTGCCCAGTGTTGCGGTAACGGTTCAGAACCTCGGCAACGGTGAGCGGCTAAACGTCAGCAATGTCAGTGCTACTGGCTTTGACGTGGACATCTTGAATAGCAGTGATGCCAACGTTGACAGGAACTTCACCTATGCGGCTGTGGGCTATGGCAAGGCGGTTTAACATAGAAGCAATGTTGTCCAAAACGGGCTGAGGCATGGCTACTCACGATTATGTGATTGCTAATGGAACGGGAGCTGCTGTCCGTTCTGACTTGAATAACGCCCTTGCGGCAATCGTAAGCAACAACAGCAGCAGTTCTGAGCCTGGAACGACCTACGCATATCAATGGTGGGCAGATACCAACGCCAACGTCCTCAAGATCAGGAATAGCGCCAACGACGGTTGGATTACGCTGCGTGAGCTTGACGGCACGATGCTGATTGAGGACGGCAGTGCCTCAACGCCTGGCCTTGCATTTGCTGACGACGTAAACACTGGCATTTTTAGCCCTGCTGCTGACCAGATTGGCTTTGCGACTGGCGGTGCAGAGCGCCTTGAGATTGGCAGCTCTGAGGTTGTATTTAACGACCCCAGCAATGATGTTGACTTCCGCGTGGAGTCAAACGGCAACACTCACATGCTGTTTGTTGACGCAGGAAATGATCTCGTCGGCATTGGAACGTCAGGACCAAAGGAAGTTATTGACGCTCGTGGAGCCGCAGTTTTTAGCGGTGACCATGCAACATCTCAAAATGCTTATGGAACGGCGCATGGAATTATGCTGTCGTCTACAAGCAACCTTGCATCAATCAAGGCTGTAAGTAATGGTTCTAATGATGTAGCTATTCGCTTTATTCCACTTAGCTCTGGCAGTGGATCTGAGGCGATGCGCCTCGACGCCTCTGGCAATTTGGGATTGGGGACCACCTCGCCCACTCAAAAATTAGACGTTAGAGGTAGTGTTTATGTTGGCACCAACATTGGCGTCAACACCACGTCCCCTGCAAGCAAGATTCACATTAAAGGCGGATCCCTTACTGTTGAGCACAATTCGCCAAGCACAGGAACGGGCCAAGTCAACATTAACGTTGAAAACGATTCTCAAGCTACTTTTAGTTATGACGACGAGGGGCGTATCGTCTTTGGCACATCAACCGACCCAGCGACACAAGCTGGATTCAGTGAAAAGATGCGCCTAGGTAGCGACGGCAAATTGCTTATTGGATCAAGCACAGGTTCTGTTCATGCCGACAGGCTGCTAACAGTTGGTAAAACAGATCGAAGCGCCACATATATATCGATAACAAGCGCTACGGATGGCATTGGCGGCATTGTTTTTGCCGATACAACCACTAACGACACTGGTGGTTATCGAGGAATTGTTGAATATCAACACAATAACGATGACATGGTGTTCCGCACGTCTGCCGTTGAGCATATGCGCCTTCTAAGCGAAGGAAGATTAAAAGTAACCAATACTGGAGGGTCAGGTAGTGAATACCACACCAATGCAAACTTTAGCTCAATCCATCAAAGCGGAGGCGGCAACGTTATTGCTGGCTTTGAAAACTCTCACGCCAGCGATTCTTATGGAATAGTTATTAGATTTTCTGGCGGTGCTCCTGATAATAATTCAAATTACTATATCGAATGCAACGACACCTCAACCACCCGATTTCAGGTTTTGTCCGATGGAGATGTTCGCAACCATGACAACAGCTACGGCTCTACTTCTGATGAAAAACTTAAGCAGGACATTGTCGATGCCGGATCGCAGTGGGACGATCTAAAAGACCTGCGTGTTCGCAAGTTCAAATTTAAGTCTGACGTTGCTGCTTACGGTGATGAAGCAAAGGTTTTAATTGGTCTAGTCGCACAGGAAGCCGAACTTGTTTCGCCTGGGCTTGTGACAGACAGCCCTGATCTTGATGATGACGGAAACGACCTTGGAACGGTCACGAAGTCTGTTCGTTATTCGGTGCTCTACATGAAAGCCGTCAAAGCACTTCAAGAGGCGATGAGTCGGATTGAAACCCTTGAAGCCAAAGTTGCAGCCCTTGAGGCTGGCTAAGTAAACTTCCTCTGACTTCACTCCATCATGGCTAACACCTACGTCTGGAAAATCGCTGACCTCAACAGAGACCTCAGCGACGGTTTTGCTCACACGGCTCATTACACCGTGACCGCAATCAGCGATCAGGTTGACTCTGAAGGCAACGCCTACAACTCAGGCGCTTACGGCAGTATCGGGTTGGATCGTCCTAACACCTTGGCCGATTTTGAGGATCTGACTGAGGCAGACATCGTGGCTGCTGTGCAGGCCAAGCTCGGTGGCGCTGAAAAGGTCACTGAGATTCAGGATGCACTGGCTGCACGCATCGTTGAACAGATCAGGCCGACTCAGGCATCTGGCACACCTTCTGGCTGGTGATGTCAGCTGGTCGGCTGATGCTGTGCTTCTGGTTGCTGATCGCCTCTTGGCTAATGGCAATCGTGAGCACCGCTCATATCATGTATGGCGCTGGCTACTCACAGGCACAGCGTGATTTTCCTGCAAGACAGCAATGCAACGCCCTGACCCGATGATTGCCGCCAAGCCTGGAGCGGAGGACGTGCAGGCTATGGCGGCTAGGACGCTATGGCTCGAAGAGTTGTACTTCCTTGATGGCCGCGACCAGATCAGCCACCCTCAATATGGTCTGTTTACGGGTTTGGCTCTGAAGTATCAGAGCTTGAATTCAACTGACGGCATCTGATGGCTAAGTCACTTAGCGGACAAAATTTTGTCCCT